CCCGTATCAACTAAAACCCATTGATGTTCTTTCTCCGTTAGAATATGCCAATATACTCTGTGAGTGAATGTGTCCGATGCAGGCGTCCACTTTATTTTGAATGTTTCTCCAAATTCGCTCCCCGATATGCTTTCCGTTTTGCTTCCTCGGGGAATTGTCGACAATGTGAGTCCATTACTAGCTGACAACCAACCGACCGATGATGGTTTTGCATCAAAACTCGCATATGCACTCACTGTCTTTGTTCCATCGCTGTTGTGTGGAACCGTGACTGTTGTTGCATATAGTACCTGACTTGATCCGTTTACATAATATGACGATGTGAATGGATGTGATTCTCCATTAATGACTAGTGCGCCACTACATCCACCGTTCCATTGCGCCCAAGCACCTGGTGCTGCAGTTAGTACAACCGATGCAGTTACTCTCGAATAGTTACCTGCTATGTTTTGTGATTCTTGTTGTAAGCCGATTGATAAGTAATATTGCGCCATATTAACCCCCTATCCAGACATCGTTTAGTGTGTTACCAACAGTTTTGCCTTGCTTGTTTCTTATTTCAGACCCTAGCCTAGTCGCCCATTGCGATCCATATCGCATCTGTCCTGATACAGCCACATTACGAACCTCTAGAAAATCATTCGTGAATTGAGCTACTACCTGCCCTTTGTACATAAACTTCAATGCGTCGTTTGTGTATAGTGTTGTTACTTCAGAATCCACCTTTCCTATTTCGAGACCTTTGACGCTAGTTCTAAGCCATAGTTGTTGATTAGACATATATCCACCAATTTCATCAAGGCCCTTTTGTATTTCGCTATATGTAAGCGTGAGATTGTCTGCTTGCACCTGCAGTTTGCTTTGGACTTCCTCTCTAAAGTTTCCAAAATCCGTATTTGATACCCTGCTCTTTATAGCCTCTGCTATAAGTCCCTCTGCAGTGGTTTGTAATTGCAATAGCTGACTATTCATCTGTTCGATTATCGTCTCTCTGTTGCTTATTATTTGCCCTTCCACATCTTCAGGCGCAGGTGTCCAATCGGTATATAGAGTGCCTCGCTCAACTTTAGTCTTTGTCCCCTCTATATATGTGCTATATGTCTTTATATATGCATCGTTTTCTTTTGCCTCAAATAGATTTGATGTTTGCACCGCCACATTGTCTGTTCCGTCTTGTAAACTTTCGAATCTTAAAAATTCTTTGTTCTTGTTATATACTGCTATTTTTAACCAATGGTTAAACTGTTGCACTTGTCCAGGCTTTGGAATCCACTGCTGTATTGCAGTAGTGGATTTTACCTCGATGAAATCACTCACCATTGTGTTTGCCTCTGCAGATGGACTCAACGATCCGTCTTCGTTAAGAACTCCTCTTGTTGTTGCCTTTTCTATATAGAGATTTCTTGCGCCCGTCTTGACTGTCTTTTTTACTTCTTGCTCTATACTGTCTGTTAGTGCCTTTCCAAAATTGATGACTAGCTTTCCATCTCTTACTGTGAGTACTTCTTTACCTCCGTCGACGATTCTTATCCTCTGTAGGTCTATGTCGCCTGCAGTAATGTGTTTCGCGTTCAGCTCGATTATATTTGCTATTGCAGATGATATCTTTTTAGTTAACACCTCATCTGTGCTAATCCTATTTACTATTTGTTTTACATCCGCAGTGTCAGCCTTCTTAATCCACTGACCACCTTGGTGCTCCCATAGTTCTACATAACCCCCTGCAGGTTTGAACCAAATGTCGCCATCTTTCGGATTTGTTGGTGTTTCCGTATCCATAAACATCAACCCTTGTGATGTAGCGAGTTCCTCTATGTATTCAATTTTTCGTTGCAGTTTGCTCTTGTATTGATATGATGACTGCGATTGTGTTTTACCCTCTGCACTGCAGTGGGAACTTAGTCCTCCATCAAATGTTAGCGTCTGCGATACGATTGGGATGTCTATTTCTATGTTTGCCCCCCATACTGCTGTGATCCAATCTCCTACTTCTAAAGCAGGATCGCCTCTCCATTCAAGTGTGTATGGATAGTAGTTTAAGTCACGACATTGATTGTACACGCGATCTAGTACTGATTGTGTCATCCATGGATTTGTAAGTTTGAGTTCAGTTCCATCTATGTTTCCTGCAGTGATAACCTTCTTCTCATCTTCAAGTTTATTTTCAATTCCTCTAAATCTATATAAAATCTCACCTCGTACTAATCCCGATGGCTTGTACATGTCCTTTGTGATGTGTTTCCCACTTTGCCTTAGTTTTATAAAATCAAGTTTGCCCTCACGATCAAAGATTGCAAAAGCACCATTGAGCTGTGCTATATAAACAATTGCCTCTCTGTAGCTGCACTTTTTAGGCATTGCAGTTATGACATCGTCGATGATTGTCAATCCATCTACTGTGTGAATTCCTGTCGCTAGTACAATCTCTTGCAAGATTGCTCGTGCCGATGTTGGCATTTGCAATGTTGATTCATAGTTGCCACCAAGCCTGCAGAACTCGTTTTCAAGTTTTATTTCAGTATAGTTTGAGTTTCTGTCGAGTTTTACATCAACGACAAAAAACGAGCCTAATTTAATCGGCTCGTAACTCTCATCGTCCTTTCTTACAGAAATAACCAAAGTGCTCGGCATCATCTCCTGCAGTCCTTCGATTATCATTTTTATTTTTACTGTTAGTCCTGCTATATAGCCCCCACCAAGAGGGAGCTGTTTATCGCCACCAAATCCCTCTTCAAGTGTGAAACTAATGATGTCTTTCTTTGTGTAGGCTTGTCCGTTAAGGAGTAGTTCGCAATCAAACATCCTGCTTGTGTTGTCTATCGCTGTTTTATAAGCTGCGCTTGTACTAATCATAATTGCTCCTTACTGCTGAATCAAAGACACTGACGCGCTCTTGTAATAAGTCACGCCATCGCTTAATGTACCAAGCAAGTTGTATTGCAATGTACCACGATACACCGTCAGTGTCTCTCCTAAGATTACGCATGGATAAAAAGTTCCTGATAACGCATTCTTTATTTGATTTAATTCTGCTTGAGTCAGTACCCCCCAATTGATTGAGAGGTTTCGTTTTGCTGCAATGATATCCCCTGCCATTATTCCGCTTGCACTACGACCTGTGCTTGATGACCATATGATCTCGTCTGCTGCCGTTATCTCCACGGGTGATGCAAGTCTTATTCCATTTATTGTAATCTCGTTCATTCTGTCCCTCCTAAACAATAAGCGGACATTCGCCCGTGTTGACTGTGATGTTGTTGATCATTTCCACGATTTCCTTTGTCACCTTTCGTCCGTCGAGCGTTAGGTTCAGCGACATTACTGCCTTAAGCAACTGATTAAGCAGCTGTACCACTTCACGATTGTCTCCGCCTTGCGAAAGTGCGGCCGCCTGCTTTGCCATTTCGAGCAGTTTATTTTCAGGCGCTACAATTTCTCCGTAGTGCATATTGTCACCAATCATTGCAAGTTGTGGTGTGTTTGCTTTTACATAGCCACCCTGAGCAAGCCTTGGCAAACTTACTGTGCTAAATCCACCAATTCTCACTCCTGGCAGTTTGTTGATTACTCTAATCGCTCCATTGAGTAATCCTATGCCTCGATTAATTGTTCCTTCCACAGTTGCTAGTACACCATTGATAACCGATCTTACTGCTCCACCGATTGCATTTCCGACCATTGTTCCGACATGGGTAAATGTGGATTTGATTGTATTCCATATGCCACTGAAGAATCCCGCAATTCCACTGAAAGCATTCTTCACCGCTTCGTATGCAGTGTTAAATATGTTTTTGAACCATTCAGGTACAATTGCAAATACATTCTTAATTGCTGTCCATTTATCACTAAACCAGGTCCCAATCGTTTCAAATGCTGCATTGATATGATCTCTTGCTGCATCAAATATGGTCTTAAAGAATAAAATCACGGGTGTGAATATGACCTTAATTTCTGCCCAAATCTTCATGAAAAGACCTAAGATGAATTCTTTGAAACCCTCCAACATTTGCTTTATTCCATCAAAGCATTTCTGCCAGTCACCCGAGAAAACTCCCGTTAAAAATTCGATGACGCCTCTTAGTATGTCAATTGCACCCTTGAACATCTGTGCGGCTGCCGAAAAGAAACTCTTTAAGTGACCCCACCATGTGTCAACGAGGGCTGCAACAATTGGCCCAAAGACCTCAATAAGCCATGATAAGACGGGTTGCAATGTTGTCTCCCAAAATATCTTTATTAATT